AGATTTACAGTAGAATACTTATCTGCAAATCCCCAGTCAATAAACTTTGCAAACTCTTTGTGTGCTTGCAATTCATCTGAGTATTGCAGGGTGCAATAAGGAGAAGTCTGCTCATCATAGGTTACAGTTATTTTATACATTATTCGTTCCAATCTAAAACTAAGCATTTACACTTATTTACAGTTATTGTATCACCATGCACTGACACAGTAGCAAGGGTATCGCATTTATCACATAGAAATAATTCCATTATTGATCTACCCCCACATAAACAGTTGCATAAAAATCCTCTGACCAAGTAGTTACTTTATCAGGATTATAAACAGGTCTAACCTGCACAGTATAGGCGTATTCATTTTCGCCCGTCCATACATTTTCACGCTTTTGTGCGTGTTGGATTATGCCTTCAACATTTCGTGAACGGCTTTTGTAGTATTTACCCTCTAGGGCTTCTGAGATTAGCATTAGTTGCTACCTTCTTTCTTTGTTGTAATTGTAGCAGATAGCACTGACATGGCTTCCGCTGTTGCTTGCTTGCGTGTCTCTGACACATAAGCCTTGTATTCATCTAAGTTCATTTCTGACCTTCTTTCTGTAAGTGATAGGAGAGGGTAATTTCTTCACCAAACTCTTCAACCAATTCGGTGTAGATTTCATCATAGTATTCATTGTAGTCCATAGTTAGACCAACCTTTCTTATTTTTTAACTATCGCTAGTTTAACATACTTTTTTGCTACTATCAAGTATACTGATGAGTAGTCTTAACATCTGAGACGCTCATCGGTGTGATAAATCTCACACCGTAAGCCTAGACACGCCGTAAGCCTAGACACGCCCGAGTGCGTCGGCGCCAGCTTGCAGCAATTACACTGCAAACTTTTTAACTTTCATTTTCTAAACTTGCTTCCCAATCTGAAAGCCAAACACGATAAGCAATTGGATCGCATTCTTTTAAAATTGCGGAGGGATAAAAAATTATTCCATTCATTTCAAGACATGGATAAGACTCATCAAGAATTTCATTAAACTGATCTTCTAATTCTTGTTGAATTTCAAAGTCTGTTTTTTCATTTAGTTTTTTCATTAGATAGCACCTTCCTGAAATAAACCTATTTCAATTTCTAGTAATTCGGTGGGAGTTGCCTCAGATAAATCTACCCAAGACACACCCTCTTTATTTATACGAGCGAATTCAATGTAACCCATTTATTTATTCCTCCCACTCTGAAATTTCAAAAGTGGTCATGAACTCTGCAAGAGTCATGAGCCCTTTATACTCTGAACACTTGAAGCAGCAATACGCTTCTGTGTATGTTGAACAGAGTGAGCAAATAGTTTTATTTGCGTACTCTAATGGTAGATTTTCTATTGTATAAGTTGTCATTTTCTGACCTTTCTAAGTTTGAGAACCGTTCTCAACTTTCTTTATACTATAAGTATAGCAGGGGGGTACGACATTTTCGGGTGTTTTTCGGGCGTGTCGTGAAACTATTTTTGTGATTTAGCACACATAAGCGCGACACTCCCGAGTGCGTCGGCATGCGTCGGCGCCTGCGGCAAATTTGCTTGAATGTCGTCAATTTTTATGATAAAGCTCCAAGCAGTTTTAAGACTTGCTCAGGTCTTTTTTTTTATTCTTTATGATTTAGATTTTTGAAACATTCTTCCCAAAATCTATCACTATCAAACTTTTCATTATCAGTGATAAACATTTCAGAAAAATCATTTATCAAATCTTCAAAAACTTCTAAACGAATTTCTGTGCCATAAGAGTTTAGAATTTCTGCGGTTGCAACATAGTCTTTGCGTGTCATCATTTTTTTGTGTGTCCTTTTCTTTTGTATTAACTTGTTTTTACCATAGCGAAACGCTGTTGTCCATTTGATAAAATTAACTGAACGCGAGTTACTTTTTGAGTAATTGGTGAGAACTTTGCAATTCTACCTGTTACGCCTGTTTTGCTTGTAGTGAATAAATCACCGATTTGGTATGTGTATCCTTGTAGTGTCATTTATTTTTGTCCTTTTCTTTTTGTTGGGTTTGGTGAGCCTTTTAGCATTGACTTGCTCAGGTCAGTTTTAGCGATTTGCTAAAATTATAGCGTTACTGTGGTGAAGCGTTCCTCACCATCAACATCAAGAAGCACAAGTGTGCGATTTGGTGTTTGTGGCTCGATTGAAACAATTCGCCCTGTGATACCGCTTTTTTGAGTAGTGAATAAATCTCCTACTTGGTATGTGGTTTTTCCGATTGTCATTTATTTTTGTCCTTTTCTTTTTTGTTTGTTTTTACTATGCTAGTCTAGCATAGTGGTCTGACATTTTGTCAAATTTAGAGGATCTCATCAGGATCGAAATTGGGAGTATCTAGAAATGAAAATTCATCTGAGTTTTCTTCCTCCCATAGGTTATTCTGCTCGGTGATGAAATCAAGCGGGGAGATAGTGTGGGTCTTATCCCAAGAGTATGTGTATGTCATTATTTTATTTCCTATTCTTTAGTGCTTTTTAAAATTAGAGTGGCAACCAGCATAAGGACATTTATAGTGTGCGCTTGTAGTTACTTTATAGGTGTACTTAGGTACTTTATGCTTAGGCGCATGGTATGTCTTAGCATTAGCAATAGGGGCGGGGATAAGTAAAGCAATTAAGATAATCCCTATTAGTCTTTTAGTCATTTAGTCCGCCGTTCTTTATGTCTAGATAGATAGCATAGCATAGGGGTATGACAATAGAGAGCATGACTATCTGTATTAGGCTAGTTAGTAATCTATTGAGTGTCATTTACTCCTCCCAATCTAGCGTTAATACACGATAGTATTCTTCAGGGTCGGGGTTATCTAGGTCTACATCATCACCTAATAGTGCTTTATAGTAGTTTGCTTCTTCTTCTAAGTAGACATAAGCGTCTGTCACATCTGCCTGAATAGTATCCCATTTAGTCATCATTAGTTGCCCACCTCTACTTTTCTTACATTGTAGGTAAAGCCTTTACCTAGTTTACTTAATTGCTCCATTACGGCTAAGATTTCTTCTGGCGTGTTAGCCTTGTTATCTATGCTTAGTAGATTAGAGCCTTGCCATAGTGTGTAGGTGATAATCATTAGTTAGTACCTACTTCTTGTACTGTGCCATAGCCTACTGCAGCGAAGGCTTGCGCCTCTTGCATAGTATCGAAAATTCGTTGAATCCCACTAGGGAAGGTTACTTGGTATTTCATTTATTTATTTCCTATTCTTTTTGTTATACCGCTATTATAGCGGGTGGTACTGACATTATTAAGATGACACGCCGTGTCTAGTGTGTGAGTTAGATCACACCTAGTACTAGGCTCATGTATCGCTTAGCGATTACTTGACCCATAGGGTTAGCCTTATAGCGTGACACGCTAGGATACTTATCGTTAATACGCTGAGCGATTACGATAGGTAGGCGGGGAGTGTTACTAGATGAGGATAAGATACCCTTACCATGCTCAGCAACTAATTCATTAGTTATTTCATTATAGTAGTTATTATAGTTAGTCATTGTATGACCTACTTTCTTTTTTTAATTAGATAAACTTTTTATCTATTTCCTTGCCTAGATTATTTGCTCTATTACTAGAGGCTCACTAGGATTTCTTATTTAATTTTCTATACTGAAAGTATAGCAGGGGGGTACGACATTTTCGGGTGTTTTTCGGGCGTGTCGCGTGTGATGTCCGTCACATGGGTATGATTTACATCACATGGGCGCACTACTTTTTTTTCGAACAAATGTTCGAAATGTGTATCATACATGAAAAATCCCCAATAACATCTGAGTCAATTTGAAATGTTAATTAAAATGTGGTACGCTAATAGTATGGGAAAAACAAAAGGTTCATATTATATGGCAAATAACTCAACACATAAAGTTTGTCCAAAATGCGGGGATAAAAAAGAAAGATCAGAATTTCATAAAGATAAAAATAGAAATGATGGTCTTGCTGGATTTTGCAAAGAATGTTTAGTAGTTAAAAATAAAAAATGGCGAGAAAATAATCCTGAAAAAGTGAAAAAGCATATCGCTACTCGTATTTGGCATAAGCGTAAAATTAGTTATGGTCTATCAAAAGAAGATTTTTTTATAATGCTTAAAGCTCAAGATAATAAATGTGCTATTTGCAAGGCGGGAATTGATGAAAGTTGTCATGTGGATCATTGTCATGATACAAATATTGTTAGAGGTTTACTTTGTAGTGGATGTAATACTGGAATAGGCATGTTACAGGATAATCCAGATATTTTACTATCTGCAGCTAAATATTTAAAGGAGCATAAGCAACATTAGAATCGGGATAAGTATATTCCCTATGGCAATTTGCACATAAAATATCGCATTTTTCAATTTCAGCAATTATAGTTTTTAGGCTATAACGAGATTTTACTTTAGAATTTTTACCAGAAGCTAGTGCCATTTTAGAAATATCTACAGTTTTGCCATTTTTATCTCTATATTTTGTGGCGGGATCACGATGATTAAATTCTAGCGCTTTAGGATTTCTATTATATCCACAAGAGATACATCCAGAAGACAATTTGATATTATCTACAAAATTTCTAGATTCTAGGGCAGTAAGAATTGTCATTTTAAGCATTTTCTTCAAAAAGTGAGTCTTGCAAATTGTCAATATCGTCATTTTCAAAAATAAATGATGGGGCGGGAGCTAAAATTTCTCCATTTTCATGCAAAACGCTTAATCCCTTAGCATCAGCACCTAGCTTATCTGCAATTATAGCTAACATATCATAATTTCGCTGGGATTGGATGAAAATTGCGCCTAGCAACTCTCTAGAATTCTCTTGTATACCTAGAATATCGTTCAATATCTCATTTTCGCTCTTTATATCAGACATTTATCTCTCCTATGATTTCTTTAGTTAGATAATCCCATTTATTGGCTTCCATTCCCGCCGAATAATTTATGACAAGATCATTTTCTTCATTTACATGCGTGTATAGCCAAAATCTTGGGACACACTCTACTTTTCCAGCTAATATTAAATTTTTACCATTTTGAATCTCAACAATAATCTCATATTGATTGATATTCTCATCATGTGGTTCTATATAGGCTCTCATGGAGTTTATTATACATGGGTGTTCAATAAAGGGTAATCTTTTTCCATCATTATATTAAACTCTTCAGAGCCTACCCAGAAAATATTATCTAATACCGTCCATGCCAGATTTATTTCATTTACCAGAGCATATGATATAGCCCATGATAATACTTCTGAATCCAGCTTTCGTCCCGCCTCAATTATTTTTGTATATTGAACTCCATTAATTGTGCGAGTTGTAAATATAGCATTTGATCGGGACGGTTTGAAAGAATCTGGAATGTCAGGGTTAGTCAAATAATCACATTTAAAGGTCCTACAAGGGTCTGTGGGACGATTATCGTAATCATTGCACCCTTTACCTATATTTACAAAGAAACAAGGCTGTATGGTTTTATCGGGCAACATACCCATATATTTTCCACGAATATCTCCCGCTAAATAACCTTCACAGCATTTTGTACAATTTTGACAGCTTCTGTCATTTATAATCGGTAAATTATTCATTTTGGGTCCATTTTTTCGGGCTCAATGTTTTCGGCATTTATAAGAGCAATTAAATTATTATATAAAGTTTGTCCTGCATAATTCTTATACCCACAGGCAAAACATTCCAGTAGTATTTTATCTTGATCAGTTAGATTATGCGCTAAAGGAAAGATTGCTTCTTCTGTGGTGTGCATAGGACAGGCGAGGAAGTCTACCCTCCCCGCCTGTGCTAATTGTAAATATTCTGAAAAAACTTGTATAAGCATTACGCTGTCACAATGTTCGCCTTGTTTAAAACAGAATTTACATACTGTGCTACAGTAGGATTTCCAGGAATCGGTTGATTCCAAGAATTCATATTGTTTGCACGAGATGGCATCAAATGTGCTGCCACTACTTTTCTCCAGTCGTGGAACTTGTTCCAGTTGTATTCAAGTTCATGAAGTACTCTGGCATCTTGTATCCATGCTGGGGCTAGGCATGCGCTTTTGAAGCCCATGTAATTGTTCCATGTTTCAGGCATGTATTGGTATGCACCACATGCGCTGCTGGAATAAGACTTTCGAGTGTACGCAGAAACACCACCAGTTTCGTGGGATTTGATTGCATTCGCTAGTCTTGACATTATAACCCGTTTGTCTACTCTTGATTTTAGATTTAGCTTAACGCTATAGTCGGGCATTAAAAAAGTGCTTCTAGAAGATAAATCATTAACTAGATAAAAAGTCTTATAAGTAACAAGATTTTTATTCTTTATTATATTTTTATAATCTATATTTATTATATCTTTTATATTAACTAAATTATTATATTTATTAATATATAATATATTTTTATTATACACTATTACTTCCTTCATTGCAGCTTGAGCTTCGGAATTTACTCCAAAAAGTAGTGTGATAATGCTCACACATACCATTAACCAAACTGTCCTTATCCTTGCTTTGTTCTCATTATTCATTTTGAACCTCCTGGGGGAAGAGTAGTAATATCAATACTATCATGATATACTAGGAAAAACAAGTCGGAGATATATGAAAATTTCATTTACAGGCGAAGCTATGCGTTATATGGATAATAATACAGGCTACGGACAAGCATCAGAAATGATATTTAAAACATTTAAAAAATTAGATATACATTTTGGTTTTGAGTTAGAGGGAGCAGATATTGAAATTTGTTTTGCTAACCCCGAAGCTCATTACTGGCTAGAAAAAAATAGTTACAAGATTGCTTATAGTGCATGGGAATCTACTGATTTAACTAAATTAGCAAAATCTATTATGACACAAGCTGATGAAATTTGGGGAACATCTCCATGGGTAAAAAATGTATTTCAACATATATTTCCAGACAAACCAACTTTTATGTACAAACATGGAATTGATGAAAGGTTCAAACCTACAAGAAGAAAAGGCAAAAATACTCCGTTTACTTTTTTTCATATTGGAGAACCGTCATCTAGAAAAGATGCACAAATGCTTACAGAATCCTTTTTGGAGTTGTTTGGATCAGACCCTAACTATAGACTAGTAATGAAAGCATCAAAAATAAATACCGTTAAAGTAGAAGAACCTCTAACTGGACATCGTATTTCTCCATCAAGTTATTACAACAATATAATTACAATCAATAATTTTTTAACAAATGAACAAATAATAGGACTGTATAATTTATGTGATGTTTTTGTTTACCCAACTTGGGGAGAAGGTTTTGGTTTCCAACCACTTGAAGCCCTTGCAATGGGAACTCCAGTAATTAGTACCGTAGAGTGGGCAGATTACAAAAAGTATGTTCCTTATCAGATAGATTCTATTTTATCCCCAAATCCTTGGACTAAAATTCATCAAGGATTTATGTTAAAGCCAAGTAAAGAAAGCTTAAAAGAACAGATGTTATTATCTGTTAAAACATATGACGAAGTTGTAAAAGAGACATTTAAAAACTCTTTTAAGATTCATGAAGAGTATAATTGGGAAGAAGTTACAAAACCAGTTATAGATAGATTGAGAAAAATTTATTCTGAAAAATCTACAAAAAAAATAGGTTTTTAAAGAGTTAGAAAAAAGTTTGTGATACACTTAAAATCTATAAAAATAATAAGATGGAGACGCCATGCTAGAGACAATTGAAAACCCCTATGAAAACTTTATTGCCCTTTCACGTTATGCCCGATGGTTAGAAAATGAAAATCGTCGTGAAACTTGGGGAGAAACTGTAGACCGTTACTTTAAGTTTATGGTTATTCAATTGCGTGAAAAGCATGGCTATGTTCCTGATGATAAAATTGTTAAAGAATTACGTGATGCAGTATTCAATAGAAATGTTATGCCATCTATGCGTTCTGTTATGACAGCAGGACTTGCTTTAGAAAGAGAAAATGTTTCTGGATATAATTGTGCATTTCTTCCAGTAGATAATCCTAGATCATTTGATGAAGCAATGTATATTCTTATGTGTGGTACTGGAGTAGGATTTTCTGTAGAGTATAAATATATTAATAAACTTCCCGCCCTTCCAGAAGCACTTGAAAAATCAAGCACAACAGTTATTGTTGGCGATTCTAAAGAAGGATGGGCAAAAGCATATCGTGAATTATTAGGATTACTATGGGCAGGACAAATTCCACAAATTGATATCAGCAAACTTCGTCCAGCAGGAGCAAGACTTAAAACAATGGGTGGGAGATCATCTGGACCTCAACCACTAGTAAATCTTTTTGACTTTACAATTCAAATTTTTAAAGGAGCACTAGGAAGACAATTAAAGCCAATTGAGTGTCATGATATTATGTGCAAAATTGGAGAAGTTGTAGTTGTTGGAGGAGTTCGTCGTTCCGCTATGATTTCTTTGTCAAATATTAATGATATTGAAATGGCACAAGCAAAAGCTGGAAATTGGTGGGAAAAAAATACACAACGTGCTTTGTCAAATAATTCAGTTGCATATTCAAGAAAACCAGAGATGCAACAATTTATTGCTGAATGGAAATCTTTGTATGATTCCAAGTCTGGTGAAAGAGGAATTTATAATGTTGCAGCAGCACAAAAGCAAGCAGCAAAATATGGAAGAAGAGATCCAGAAATTCATTATGGAACTAATCCATGTTCAGAAATTATTTTACGACCATATCAATTCTGTAATCTTTCAGAAGTTGTTTTAAGAGAAGAAGATAATTCTGAAAGTGTTGCAAATAAAGTTAGGTTAGCATCTATTTTAGGAACATGGCAATCAACGCTTACAGACTTTAAGTATATTAGAAAAATTTGGAAAGATAATACAGAAGAGGAAAGATTACTTGGAGTTTCCTTGACTGGACAATTTGGCAATAAATTCTTTTCTGGACAAAGTGGTTTAGAAAAACTTGCAGATACTTTAGATAGACTTCGTGAGTATGCTGTTGAAATTAATATTGAAGAGGCTAAGAAAATTGGGATTCCCGCCTCTGCTGCAGTTACTTGCGTAAAACCATCAGGAACAGTTTCCCAATTGGTCGGGGTAAGTTCAGGAATGCATGCATGGCATTCAGATTATTATATTCGTACAGTTCGCGGAGATAAGAAAGATCCAATTACACAATTCTTAAAAGATTCAGGTATTCCTTCAGAAGACGATGTAATGAAGCCAAATGACACAACTGTATTTTCGTTTCCTATAAAAGCACCTAAGAATGCAATTACAAGAGATAAGTTAACTGCAATTCAACAACTAGAAATTTGGTTAGTTTATCAGCGTCATTGGTGTGAACATAAACCATCAATTACAGTTTCTGTAAAAGAAGATGAGTGGATGGAAGTCGGAGCATGGGTTTATAAATATTTTGATGAAGTTTCAGGAATTTCATTTCTTCCATATTCAGAACATTCATATGTTCAAGCACCTTATCAAGAAATTGATGAATCTTCATATAAGGAACTTCTATCAAAAATGCCCAAAGATATTAATTGGGAAGCATTATCTTTATATGAGCTAGAAGATTCAACAGTAGGATCTCAAGCTCTTGCATGTGTAAGTGGAGAATGTGAAATAGTAGATATTAACGCATAATGTTTTCTGTAACTGCATTTTATTGGGGCAATGAAGAAAATTTAAAAACATATGCAGAGCATTGTAAACAATATACTGATGACATTGTAATTGCTTATATTGATTTATTTGGCGGGATTCCAAAAATTGATGGAATAAATATAATTCCATTTGATCATAAATATTTACTAGATAATGGTCATAGTAAACTTATGAATATAGTAGATGATCATTGTAAATATGATTGGACATTTCATTTAGCTGTAGGTAAAAGAATATCTTGGTTTAATCAAGATTTGTTTAACTCCCCCCATTCAGATATCGCTGGATTTGGATCAAAAGAAAAAAATAATGATAAAGACATTTGGAGTAATTTTCATAATAAAAAAAGATCAAAATGGATAAAAACTGTTCATGAAGCTATTTTTTCAAATGATGGTTTTAAGATGTCAATGGATCTTATTATAGAATGGGAAAGAATTGGTCAATCTGAAGGATATCAATGGGAAAAACAATATTATTTTAAAGATGAAAAAGAAAAAATAATTTGTCATATGTATAGGCAACTGTCTAGAATTAAATGGGTAGCGCTTGAAGAAATAAACCCTCATCCAGCAAGAGATCTTGCTATAAAAAAATATGAAGAACATATGTCAGCTTATAATATGGGTAGGGAAGAATTATACGCATATTTGCTTGAAAATGACCTGAACGCTACTATGTAGGATAACAAATTCTGTGGTTTTTGCTTTTAGGGTGATATAATCAGTGAATAACGAATTTTTTATGGGGTCAATATGGTTGTAAGTTCTGATCAAGACATAAATTGGAAAGTCACCCAGGGTGATACTTTTACGTTGCAAATTGAATATAAAGATCCAGACGAAGTGGCCATAGATTTGACGGGGTACGCAATTGTCCTAGAAGTAAAAGACAAACCAGGGGGAAGAATATTGTCAGCAAAATGTGCTATAGGTAATGGAATTACTGTACAAAACCCAGAATCTGGTATTATGGAAATAACTATTTCTCCAGCAAAAACAAGAAAATTTAATTATCCAAGAGCATCATATCAAATTCAAGGAACAGATCAATATGGGGAAAATGTAACATTTCTTCAAGGCTGGTTTTTAGTTAATGCGGGGACAATAAACTAATGGTAAATAATATAGTTGTAGTACGTGGCAAAGGCGCAAGAGGCGCAATTGGAAGCACTGGTCCAGTTGGACCGCAAGGCACATCAATAACTATTTTAGGGTCATACCCTACATATTCTGATTTACATACAGCACATCCAACAGGATCCATAGGACAAGCATATATTGTTGGTACAAATATTTGGATTTGGAGTGAGACAGATTCTAATTGGGTTAATGCTGGACCAATTGTAGGTCCTCAAGGAAATACTGGTATTCAAGGCGAAACTGGATCTACTGGTTCTCAAGGACCTACGGGTGCACAAGGCGAAACAGGATCTACTGGTTCTCAAGGACCTACGGGTGCACAAGGCGAAACAGGCGCAACTGGCGCACAAGGCGAAACTGGCGCAACTGGTTCTCAAGGACCTACTGGTTTACAAGGGGCAACAGGCTTAACAGGTTCAACTGGCGCACAAGGCGAAACTGGCGCAACTGGTTCTCAAGGACCTACGGGTGCAACTGGTGCCGATAGTTATGTTGCTGGTCCAACTGGCTCTACAGGTGCTACAGGTGCATCTGATCGTTACCGTACAACTTCTAATAGTGATTACACATTGGGAACTGGTTCACCTGCTAATTTTCTTTTAAATGATTTAGACCTTGCATATTCAGTAGGACAAGATGTTGTAATTGCCTATAACGCTTTAAATCTTGTTCACGCAACAGTTACAGCTTATGATGGAGAATACCTTCTTGTTGATGTTAAGGACTATGTTGGTTCTGGTTTATATGGTACTTCAACTTCAACATTTTGGACAGTAAACCTTGATGGCGCTACTGGCGTAAAAGGCGAAACAGGTTTGACTGGTGAAACAGGACCTACAGGTGCTCAAGGCGAAACAGGTGTTATAGGCGCAACAGGCGCTCAAGGCG